CTTAAAGGTTTAGAAGCTAATGATGGAGCTGGAGATGTTGCAGCTATATTTACATTTATGAAGACACTAGATCCTTCATCAGTAGTTAGAGAAGGTGAATTTGCTACTGCTGAAAATTCATCAGGTGCTTTAAGAAAATTTTGGAATATATATAATAAATTAACAAAAGGTGAAAGGCTAACTGATACACAAAGACAACAATTTAAAACTTTAGGTATTGAACTGTATCAACAAAATCAACAAGCATTAGATAATGTAAGAAATAATTTTTCACAAATTGCTGCTAATCAAGGATTAAATATAGATAATATATTTGTAGATTCTGATTTAAGACCAAAATTTGAATCTGTAGTTCAAATGGCTGCACCTGGCACAACACAAACAACTAAAACACAAAGAGTTCCACCAAATGCTATATTAGTAGATTATGAAGATGGAAAATATTATTTTAAAGTTCCAGGACGTAGAGATTTTTTGATAACAGATGGATATAAATAATGACTATTCTAGGAACAACCAATATTCTTCCAAGTCAAAGAAAAAAAGAACTTACTGAATTAACAGAAGTTCCTAATAAAATAAGATTTCTTGTAGAAGCAGCACCAAACATAAATTCTAAAGTTGCAACACTTCAAAAATTTTATGATGATGTTCAAGTATTAGAAGGTAACAATTTTATTGTTACAGATAGAGATGGAAATAGATTTCAATTAGATAATAAAAATGTAACAAATTTAGCTGATGCTATAGATTTAGGTAAAGAAGCTGCTGAAATGGTTGGTTCTATGATTGGAACAACTGTAGGTGCTACAGGTGGAAGTGCTGTATTACCTGGAGTAGGAACTGTTGCAGGTGCAATTACAGGATCTGGAGCTGGTATGGCTGCTGGTGCAGAAATATTTGAAAGAGTTGGTCAATTATATGGTGCTGAAGTTCTAAGAACTAACAAAGAACATTTAGCACAAAGAGCTACAGATTTTGCTTTTGGTTCTATAGGTCAAGCTGTTGCTCCATTAATTTTAAAACCATTAAAAGGTGCTGTAACAGGATTTGGAAAGAAAGGTATTGAAACAGCTAAACGATTAGAAGATTATATAAATGCTGGAGTAACACCATCATTAGGACAAGTAACTCAAAAAAGAGGAATACAAACAGTAGAAATGATTTTAGGTAATTTTCCAGGTAGTTCTGGTAGAATTGCAAAAATAGCTTTAGACGCACAAGATCAATTAGGAAAAAAATCTTTATCAGTAGCTGAAGATTTAATTGGTAAATCAATTCCAGATGAAGTTGTTGTAGGTAAAAATATATTAAATAGTTTAGATGGAATTAGTAATCCTAAAAGTTTTGTAGGAATGTTTAATTCAAGAGCTAGTGTTTTATTTGGAAAGTTAGATGAATTTATAAAACCTGATGATTTAATTGATTTAACAAGAAAAATAAATCCTAAAACAGGTTTGGGTGGAACAATTGAAACATTAAAAAAATTTGTATCTCCTGTTCAAGGTGCAGAGGCAACAAGCACACAATTTCAAAATCAATTTTTAACAGAGTTATTAGAAAATTTAACTAAGGATGTTGCTAAAAATAATGGTGCATTACCATATTCTGCATTAAAAGCTATAAAACAAAAAATAGGAAAAAAATTAGCATCTTTTGATATAATTTCTGATGTAGATAAAGGACAACTAAAACAAGTATATGGTGCTATAAGCGAAGATTTAAAAATAGCAGCTAAAAAATTAGGTGGTGCAAAAGCTGAAAAAGCAATTTTAAGAGCAAATAAATTTTATGAAGGTGGATTAAAAAGAATAGATGATTATTTAAAACCTATAATTAATATTGCTGATCCAGACAGAATTGCATCTACTTTAATAAATTCAGGTAAAGAAGGTGTAACAAGATTAAGAGCTATTAAAAAATCTTTATTAGCATCAGAAGGTGGTGAAGCATCTTACAAAATATTTTTGTCTAATTTATTAGAAAGAATGGGTAGATTACAACCTGGTCAGACTATTACAGGTGATTTTGTTGAAGCTAGTGGTAAATTTTCATCAGAATCTTTTTTAACTAATTGGAGTAAATTATCTGAGGCAGCTAAAAAAGAATTATTTTCTGGTAGTGGTTGGTCTAAAACTTTGGTTGACGATTTAAATAGAATAGTAAGTATTTCTTCATATATAAGACAAAGTGGTAAAACATTTAGAAATCCATCAGGAACTGCTGACAGATTAGTTGGACAAGGTATTATTTTTGGTGGTGGTGTATCTGCACTTACTGGTAATCCTTTGTTTTTATTTGGTGTACCATTAGTCATTGGAACTGCAAATCAAACCGCTAAATTAATGACCAATCCTAATTTCATAAAGTGGTTATCTCAAGGTATTAAAATATATGGAAATAAAGGTACAGATGCAGCACTTCAACATATAGGAAAACTTGGTACTATTATGGCAAATGCAGATAGTGAAACAAGACAATTTATTTATGAATACCTGCAAATGCTACAAGGCAAAAGAGAAGAATAATTATGGACAACTTACCTCAAGAAAACGAAAAGAAAATTATTAAACTTGAAGGTGAGCTAAAACTAATTCACCACAAAATTGATGTGATAAAAGATAATCATCTAACCCACATTGACCTAAGAATAAACAACATCTACAAAATCTTATGGTTCGTAGCAGCACTAAGTCTATCAAGTCTAGCAAATCTAGTAATCAGTCTGCTAAACTAATCTCTGACAGACAAAAAAAAACTTCAATAAAAGGTACAGTTGGCGAATATTTGACTATTGCCAGACTTACAAAAGAAGGCTTTTATGTGGCTAAAAGTGTAGATCCTGCTTGTCCTTTTGATATTGTTATCGTTAGCAAAAATGGTAAAATACAGCTCTTAGATATTAAAACAAACACTTATCGTAAGCATAGAAAAGGTGAAAGTTTAAAAGATAAGCCAAAAGGCTCATACAGAATTCATAGAAGTCCTACAAAGGAGCAAAAGAAACTAGGTATTAAATTAATGATGGTAGATTATGAGGGATAATAAAGTTTTAGAATCATTTAAAAAGAAGGCAGAAAAAAAATTAAAAGAAATGAATGTATTTAAGTATTTAAGAAAAGAAGTTGAGACAGGTGCTAATGGCACACAAAAGTATGTAATTAAAAAAGGTATTAACAAAGGTAAGATTGCAGAATGAAAGTATCAGATAATACACAAATTGGTTTACCACTTAGGAATTTAATTGGTCTTATTTCTGCCATAGTGATTGGAGCATGGTTTGCTTTTGGTGTTATTGAAAGACTTAATAATTTAGAGACTAG